GGCCACGATTACGACGACCTGATGTCCGGCGTGGACGAGGTGTTGACGCGCGGCTACGTCGATGCGGATAACCTGTTCGTGACCGGCGGCTCGGGCGGTGGCGGCCAAGGCCATCGTCAACTGGCATAGTGCCGCGCTGACGAGCGACCTGCCGCCGTACATGATCGGCCACTGGTTCGCGCGGCCGCCATGGGAGGGCCCCGACGACTACCTGAAGCACTCGCCCCTATTGCTGGTGGGCAACGTGACCACGCTGACCATGCTGCTGACCGGCGAAGAGGACTACCGTTGTCCGATTGCGGAGGCGGAGCAGTTCTACGCGGCGCTGAAGCTGCGCAAGGTCGATACGGCCCTGGTGCGGATTCCCGAGGCCTCGCACGCCATCGTGGACCGCCCGAGCCGCCTGATGGCGAAGGTGACCACGCTGACCATGCTGCTGACCGGCGAAGAGGACTACCGTTGTCCGATTGCGGAGGCGGAGCAGTTCTACGCGGCGCTGAAGCTGCGCAAGGTATTGCTGTACCCCGTCGAGGGCCGTGCGGACCATCGTTCGCATACTGCTGGAGAGGGTGCCGAGCGCCGCCTGCGTTGAGCGGCTCGTCGTCGAACTGCCGCGGGCGCGGGCGCGGAAAAAGACGTTGAAGCCGGCCACGCCCCCGGTGGCGAGGATCGCGCAGAGGTCGGCCGCGGTCGCCGTCGGCGGCAACAGGCCCGAACAATCAACCGAGGTCCAGCCGGTGTTAGCCGCGGCGTTGAGGACCAGAATCGCGGCGATGTCGGCCGAGCTTTCCTCGATCTGATACCAGCGCTCGTTAGACGTGCCGTACTGGTCGAACCCCATGACGACGGAGCCGGTGTAGAGGAGCGCGCCAATCCGCCGCGTCCCGTTCGTGTAGCCGCTGATACCGTAGGGGGTGGTTCGCTGCGTCGAGACGTAAACCCCGGTGCCGGTGTTGCCCGTCGCCAGCCAGACCATGAGGTAGCTTTGCGACGCCGGCAGCACGCCGATCTGAGCGCCCACGCCGGATTGCGTCGCCGAACTATTGGCGGGCAGGTTCAGCACGGTGTCGCTGGTGATGGTGTTGATACGCTGAACCGTCTGGCTCGCGGCCTGGAACCAGACGTTTTCGATGCAATTGGGGGTGGTGCCGGACGGGTCCCCGCCGGGGATGGCCGCGGCAATGGTCAGGCTCGTGTTGCTCGCAATCGCGGTGATGCGGCTGTAACCCTTGGCGTTGGTCCCGATCATGTCACCGACGGCGAACTGCGACAGGAAAAGCGTGTTCGTCCCGGTGATCGTCGTTGCGGCCCCGGCGATCGTTCCCGCGGCACCGCGGGTGCCGAAGGCGGTCAAGAAGTTGGTGCCGGTCCCGGTGATGGTCGTATTGGTGTTGTTGGTCGCCACGGTGCCGGTCAGCGTCTTCGCGTCGTTGCCGTTGATCGCGGGCGTTGTGCTGAAGGACGGTCAGGTCCAATCCTTCTTCGAGGATCGCGGTACGGTGGGCATTCTCTAGCCCGCTATGCATCCGCTCCCACGACTCGCGCAGGTTTAGCCTCGCCTCGGGTTTGAGCCGGCCGGGGTGCTTCAGCACCACGTTCGGCCGGGCGTTGTTGCGGAAGAAGATCGAGCCGAAGTTGTCGAAGGCCAGGGCCAGGCCGATCGATTCCCTCATCTTGGCGACGACGGAATACCCCACGAGCCCACCGAAAGACAGGCCCTTCAGGTGGAACATATCCTCGCTGCGGATCTTGCGTTGGCGGGCGCCGACCTCGGTTACGTACCAGAGGCGTTGATTCTCGCGCACGGGATAGGTCTTCATCGGCGACAGCGGCCACAGTTCCAGCGGCCGGCCGGCGCCGTCGCGCTGGATGTACGCATAGCCGTTGCCCTCGGCGATAGCGTGCAGGGTCAGGACGCGCTTGAATTGGAGCGCCATTAGCTCCGGGCTGGTTTGATAGCGCAAGAGGCGATAGGCCGGGTGATCCTTGGCGTGCTCCTTGCCTCGCTCGCTCGTGCGGTAGACACACAGGGGGAGCTTGGCGACGTCGCCGCTGAGCAAGGACGTGCAGCGCCAGTAGGGCGCGTAGGTCAGCGCGGTTTCGCGGTTGACGTTGACGCCCGAGCTGGCCCGAAAGCTACCCAGCGAATCGAACAGCCAGTCGTCGGGCGCTGAGAGGGGGGTGCTCGGGTTTTCGAGCGAGCGCCGGAAAAGCGAGGTGAGCAGGCCCATTGACGCAATTCCAGGGTTGCGGGTGGTCGTCGCCCACAAACCCTGATTGCAATCGGGCCGGTCTTCCCAAAGCGAATCTCAGTCCTCCGGCCGTGGCCGGCCCGTGGCCCACAGCCGCGCGCCCCAACAGCCGAAGAGCGCCAGCAAGAGGCCGACAACGACCAGGGCAAGCGGGGGCCAAATCCACCACAGCCCTATGGCGAAGAGCAGCAGGCCGCTGCCGGTGATCACGTCCCACAGGTAGTTGCTCACAGCAGCTCGATCCCCTTGGTTTCGTACACGCTCCCGCCCCCTTCCGCCAGCGCCCCTTGCAAGGCCATAATGGTGGAACAAACCCCGTCGATGTGGTCGCTGGACTTTTCCTTGTCGGGCCGCACATTGCCACTGGGGTCCTTCCGCGCGCAGGTATGTGCCACCATCCAGCGCATCACCGGGTTGCCGTCGTGCTTTAGCTTCCCGGCCATCACGAGACGCTCCAGCTCGCGCATGGGGGCGTTGTAATTCTTGATGGTCTGCCCAAACTCGACTAGCGCGATACCCTCGGCCTGCAGGTGGTTGACCACACCGGTGGCGTTCCAAGGGTCGAAGTAGACCCGCTCGACGCCGAAGCGCTCGCAGTCCTCCCGGATGATGCCCTCGATCACATCGTAGTCCGCGACGTTGCCCTCGGTGGCCACGATGTGCCCGGCGTCCATCCAGGGCTTTAAGAGCGAGCGGTTCTCCTTCTGCCGACGGTTGTCGGCTTCACAGGGTGCGATGAAGCGTGTCAGCAGGGCAAACTCGCCGTCGCCCAGGTCGAAGACGAGCGCCCAGGCCGTCAGGTCCATCTTCGAGGCCAGGTCGAAGGCGCCCCAGCAGGTCTTCCCCTCCAGCGCCGACGGCTCCAAGTCGGCCGCGCAGGCGTCCCAGGCCTCCAGGGGCAGCCAGGCGAAGATGGCGTCCTGCCACAGGTTCAGCCGCAGTTGCTTGAAGTTGGCCTGATCTGCTGGCGAGCCGTTCTTGGCTTCCAGGAAGTCGCTCTTGAAGCCGTCCAGCGGGATCGTCACCCCGAGGCTGGGATTGGCCTTCTTCCACTGCTCGGGCTGCTCCCATTGGGCCGGCTCCGCAGCCTCGTAGACGACCGCCAAGGTTTCGGGGTCTTCGATCTCGCCCTTTAACAGACGCTTGGCGTAGACGTAGCGGTCGTAGCCGAGGCTGGTCTTGTCATTCCCCGCCGTGCTGATCTCGAATTGCAGAGGTTGTCTTCGTGCGGCGCCAGCATAGCGCAGGGTGTCGTACAGCTCACGATTAACCACATGCAATTCGTCCACCACGGACAGGTGGGAGTTGATGCCGTGGCCGGACTTCCGGCTGTCCTTGCTGAGGACCTGGTAGAAACTGTTGGCTTCCTGGAAGACGACGCGGTGGAGGGTCTTGTTCACGTCCAGGCGCTTCTCCAGCGCCGGCGACTGCCGCACCATCGCGGCGACCTCGTTGAAGATGATGCCCGCTTGGTTGCGGTCAGCGGCGGCGCCGTAGACCTCGGCGCCGGCCTCGCTGTCGGCGACCAGGCCGTAGAGGATGAGCCCGGCCGCCAGGGTCGATTTGCCGTTCTTCTTGGCCACCCACACGGAGGCTCGCCGGAAGCGTCGCCGGCCGTTGGGCCGCTTCCAGCCGTAGAGGGGGCCGACGATCTGCTGCCACTGCCAGTCGAGCAACTCCAACGGCTTGCCGGCGAACTCGCCCTTGGACTGCCGGATGACCTTGGCCATGAAGCGCCGCACGTGGTCGGCAGCGTCGAGGTCGAAGTAGCATCCGGCGTCGGCGGCTTTCTCGTCGGCCGGGCAGGTGATCCACTGGCGCGTCGTCGGGGAGGTGCTCACTCAGCTGCCCTTGGGGAGGAACTCGGCCAGCTCGTCGTGCTCCTGGCCGCCGGCGTGCAGCTTGCTCCGCGAGGAGGGGTCCAGGCCGAAGAGAGCCGCGAAGGACTTGATCGCCTGCCAGGCGCTACGTTGCTGCGCGATCGCGGGGTGGGGTTGGAGCTGGTAGCCGATCCAGGCCTCCTTACCGTCATCGTCCTCGGCCAGGAGGCCGCCGACGCGGACGACGCGCCCCTCCTCCTGCAGGGCCTCGGTGGCCTGGCGAAACTCCGCCCAGGCCTGGCAGTAGGCAGCCAGGGCGTCGCCATCGACGACCGTCAACAGCCCGAGCCGGGCCAGCTCGGGCGCGACCTGTTGCCACTTCCGCTTGGCCTCGGCGTCCAGCCAGGCCGGACACTTCGGGACGACCGCCGCGGGCTTGGGCTCACTCGCGTTGAGTGGGCGCTTGCCCGGGTTGCCCGTCAGCAGCTTCAGCTTCGTGGGTTTCGGCGGTCGTCCCCTGGGCATGACTCGTGTTCCTTAGCCGCGCTTGGTCGCTGCCTTGGCGCCCTTCTTGGGGGCCGCCTTGGCACCGTTCTTGGCGCTCGACTTGGCCGTGGTGGTCTTGGTGG